AAAATCAACACTCCGTTTTGCATCGATGCCATAAATGATGCTCGGAAGTACACCAAAATGAAACTGTACGGAGTACGTCACGCTTGGTTAGAGCACTTTGAACATCCAATTAAAATTCTAGCTGGTACAAACTTTGCACCACTTCCTTACGATATTGATTTCAACGAAACTGATCGGTCACTTTTAGCTGCTCGGTTTATTACTGGAAATGTTCTGGCTCCGTTTAACCTGACTTACGTCGACAAGCGGTCCTGGAACCAAACATCCTTTAGTGTTGGCGGTAGCGAAGCTACTGAAGTAGCCGCTATTGCAACAACCACTCTTACTCTCGAGTCAGTAGGAGACTTCCCGGTTGCGAGTGCTACAGGGGTTGCCCAAGTTGCGACTAGTGCATTTGACCAAACAATTATGGAGATTGAATACACCGGAGTTGATTTTGTCATGAACCAACTAACAGGTGTGACTGGTGTTACTCGAGAGATCCCGGTTGGTACCCAAATTTGGGTTACTCCAACAATTGCTCAACCAATGATGTACACGGTATATGATGACAAAATTGTGTTCGATCGGATCATTCCTGATTCAATGCAAGCAAACAATCTGTACATCGATTACTACAAAAAAGAGACTGTAGTAAGTAATTTGTATCAAGAACTTCCTGAACCGTATCGAGAAATTTACAAGTGGTATTTACGCTACGCAATCAAATACCGAAAAGATATTACTCTTGCTCAGTCTGATCCAGACTATAAAAAATTTGAAGAGTTGGTACAGTCTTTGTTCGATAACTTGTATACCGGACAAAGTACGACAATAATCACCTCTTAATATGAAATTATCAGCCTGTCTTATTGTCAAAAACGAAGCTGACCACATCGAGGAAGTATTATCGTCACTAGCTGGTGTCGATGAAATTGTTGTGTGTGATACTGGATCAAAAGACGACACTATTGAATTGGCTCGCAAGTTTACAGAGAACGTGTTTACTGACTATCAGTGGGCTGATGATTTTGCTGAAGCTAGGAACTTTGCAAAAAGTAAATGTACTGGAGATTGGGTTATTTCAATTGACGCTGATGAAGTGCTTGAGGAAGGTGGGGTAGAAAAGATTCGTGAAATTATTGAAAAAGGCGAAGATTCTCAGTTACATTTTAGTGCAGTAATGACTGCGAAGACTAGCGGAGAAACTCATTTTCTACCTCGTATCTATCGAAACAATAGTCTAGTTTCTTGGCACGGAGCTTCTCACGAAACATTACGACCGATACAAAGCAACATTACTGATGTGGTCATCACTTACGGCCACAGTTCTGCTCACGATTTAGATCCTGACCGAATGATGCGTATTCTTGCGAAGCAGGTAAAAAGTGGAGATTGTACTGCAAGAGACATTTATTACTACGCTCGGGAATTTTATTACCGTGGGAATTATGGTAAAGCCGCAACTCTTTTTGAAGAGTATGTGGAAATATCTACCTGGCTTCCAGAGAAAGCAGATGCTTTACTCTATATTGCTAGGTGCTATTTCCAGTTGCAAAAAGGAGACACAGCTAGAGCAGTTTGTGCTCAAGTTATTCTGTTAAATCCTGATTTTAAAGAAGCCCTTTTATTTATGGCAGAGCTTCACTTTGAACCCTGGAAACATAAATGGGAAAGGTTAGCTGGCGTAGCCACCAATGAAGATGTATTATTTGTTAGAACATGAGCAAACTTCAAACAACCGATGATATAAAAATTCCGTACCCAGTTAAGGGGATTGTTCGAACTGCTCAACTTGACGACACGGTAGCTCCAGAAGATTCGGTACAGCTCGCGGTCAACATGAACTTTGATCGAATTGGAGCAATCCAGACCCGAAAAGGGATCACTCAGTTCGCTGATCAATTAGGGGGAGAAATTAGTAATTTTGGATCCCTAAAAAATACTTTTAACGTTCCGGGGTATGAAGAGTTTGTTGTAGTAGGAGAAAAATCTGTTTTTAATGCTGCTGAGACTGATGATGTGACGACAGCAAGGGTTGATGATGATCATGTCATTGTTTTTTGGAAAGATGACGATACCCGAAACGGGTTTGTTCAAGTTATGGAAACCGACATATCTACGGGAGGTCTTATTCCGATTGGCACACCTTTTGAATTTGACAGTAGTACCGCTTCACAAAATCAGTGTGTCCGGGTTGACGAAAATCACTTTTTAAATGTTTGGGAAGGAGTGTCTGCAGATGCTTTTGCACAAGTGTTTGAAGTAAACCCTCTTACTTTTGCAGTTACTTCTAAGGGTACAGCTTTTGAATTTGATACGTCTGATGGTAACGATTTTACTATTACTGCCGTAGATTCTAGTCATTTTATCGTATTTTATGGTAACGACGCGGCAGTAGAAGGGAAGGCTACAATCTTAGAAGTTAATTTGAGCACTTTCGCTGTAAATGAACCGGGTTCAAAATTCACTTTTTTTGCAGGTGATGTTCTTTTTAACAGCTGTGCCCCAATTGGAGACGGTACACATTTTATAAACTTCTGGCGCGACTTGTCTGGAGTTGAAGGGCTTGCTCAAGTTTTTTTGGTTGACACAGGTACCTGGACCATTAGTGCGGTCGGTTCACCTTTAACTTTTGATTCTGATGGGGTTACTCGAAATTCAGTTAATTCGTTAGAAGACGGGGAACATTTTATAAACTTTTGGTCGAGTTCTTCTGGTGACGGATTTGCTCAAGTATTTAATGTAGACCCTTCAACATATGCTGTGACAGCGGTTGGCACTAGTTTGGAATTTCAGTCAGGGGCACCAGACGACACGGCATCGATTGGCTTTGGAGACGGGAACAATTTTTTTACAATCTGGGTTAAATCAGGAGTCACTTATGCTCAAATATTTAACGCTGACCCGGCAACATTTGCAGTGACGGGGGTACAAAGTCCTCTTGTATTAGGAGGGGAAAGCGGTCGTGGGTCAAATTCCTTGGTTAGAATGACTGATTATAAAGTAATCGGTTTCTGGGGTAACGAAGACGATGAAGCGGTTGGTGCTCTTTTCAGAGCGCAAAACAATTTAGAGTTTGGGAAATTCTTGTTTGCTGGGGTAGGGGATGAAGTTTCAAACTGGGAAGGAACAGCTTGGACAGTTCGACGGTCGGGGCTAGCAACCGTTTCAAAACCTAGATTTTCTCAGTTTTTAAATTACCTTTGGATGGTAAATGGAAATCAAACACTTGGCGGAGATCCGGTAGCCACTTCTAATGGTGTAGATTTTGCTCAAGATTTAGTACCGTCTGGGTTCCCTAAAGGTGATTTTATTCACGGAGGATTCGAAGGTCGAGTGTGGGTAGCAGACAAAACAGCGGGGATCATTTACTACACAGACATCGTGCAGTTTGCGCCGCCAGACGTTTACACTCTTACTTTTAATCTGGATGTAAACTTTATAACCAATTTGTCACCTCAAACCGGCCAAAGCTTCACAGCTTTGTTTAGAGTTCCTCGAGCACTACTAGTCTTTACTGAAGACAGTATTTTTAGAATTTATGGTGCAACGTCTATCGATGCGTACCCTGCTTATAACGTCGGTACTTTTTCGCAAGAGTCAATTATTGAGACTAAAACTGGGATCTTTTTCCATCACTCGTCTGGATTCTATGAATTTAATTATGGGTCACAACCAGTTGAAATATCTCGAAAGATTATTGATTTTGTAAAAGCGATTCCTCGGTCATATTACGAGAACGTAAAAGGGGTATATGATGGTGTCGATACAGTTCAGTGGTACGTGGGGCAAGTAACGGTTGAAGGAGTTGTCTTCTCTAACTGTGTTTTGCGATACACAATATCTAGTCAAGTCTGGACTATTTATGATTACAAGAACAACAACATCACTGCTGAGATTTTGTATGACAACGGTACCGTCCGCACTCATTTAGCTGGGACAGAAGAGGGGAAAGTTGGTTCACTTGATACCGGAGACACTGATTTCGGACAGCCTTTCTATTACGAATACATTGACCGCTGGAGAGCTTTTACCGAAATGTATTATGTGACAAAAGCTTTGAATGGAGTTAACATTTACTCTGAAAATGCGGCTGGTACAAATGTATACTATCAAGTTAAAAAGTCTGGTCCGAACGCTTGGAAACACTTAGCAACAGTTGACGAAAGGAGCAATGCGCTATTCCCGACGGAAGGTACAGAAGATTTTGAGGTATTACGACTTCGAATGGCAGGGAACACAAAGGGTGAGCAAGTAGTTATTCATGGAATAGAGGTCGCTTCTCTTACCATTAAAGGTCAAGATACAAATTAAAATGGAACAAACTAAACGAGATCAAGAAGCTGCAAACATATTAACGGGAACAGTTATTACTTCCTGTTTTATCCAAACCTCGGCACTACCTTCCCGAATTGAAATGGAGGGAAACGACTTAACCTTTTTTGACGATACCTACTCTCAAAACGGAAACATCGTAGGGGACGCTTCGAGAATTGTGTTTACCCACGGTTCCGGCAGTAAAAAAAATACGATTAACAGTGGGTTTATTTTGCAAAAAAGAGCTCTAACTGGAGATACGTACTCAAATGTTTTAGAGCTATTCTCTCCTAATAATAATCCAAATAGTAATTACATATTTATTGGACGGAG